CAGGGATACCAAATACAGGAACTTTAAAAAAATAATTCTTGACACGAGTTATAATTTTTGATATAATATGCTATTCTATAATTGGAAAAAGATATTTGAAACTTGTAAAGGAAATGCTTCCGAAATGGTACGAGTTTTAAAGATGTTAGTAGAAAAACAAATCCCCATAAATCAATATGATAGAATATATAAGTATTCTGGTATTGACTTTCGAGGAGAATGTTTTTTACTACACCCAGACGTTCTTTTGTACAATGCTTATCAGTATGGCTACAAAGACGTTTGTATTTACGTAGCAATGGCTAGTTTACGTTCGTATGCTGACTACGCTGCACACGGTAAGATCACATTGGATCTAATACATTTACCATTAGATCCTTTTATATTTTTAGATAATCATAGTCTACTTTATGTAAAAGACGATCAACTTTGTTTTTTATATGAAGAAGCCCCAATGGAGATACATTAAAATGGCAATATCATTTAATCAGCAGAAGGGGTCTGCTCAAAAAACCTCTATCAGCACTTTTCAGTATACCGACGGAGATAACAGCATGCGTCTTTGTGGCGACATTCTTGCTCGCTATGTATACTGGGTTAAAGGTGAGAACGACAAGAACATTCCTTTAGAGTGTCTGTCTTTTGATCGTAACGCAGAAGCGTTCAATAACAAAGAGAAGGATTGGGTTCGTGAATACTACCCCGACCTCAAGTGTGGTTGGAGCTATGCAACTCAGTGCATTGACAACGGTGAAGTAAAAGTTGTTAATCTAAAGAAGAAGCTCTGGGAGCAGATTATAACTGCTGCAGAAGACTTAGGCGACCCAACTGACCCAGAAACTGGTTGGGACATTAAGTTTAAGCGCGTTAAAACTGGTCCTCTACCCTATAATGTGGAATACCAGCTTCAGCCCTTAAAGTGCAAAGCCAGAGCACTTACAGACGCAGAGATGGCTCTTGTAGAGGATCTCAAGTCTATGGACGACGTTATGCCTCGTCCAACTCCAGACGCTCAGAAAGAGCTTCTTGATCGTATACGTCAAGCAAGCGCTCCTGACATTGATGAAACCCTTGAAGCGGAGTTCAATGTAGCATGACCCAGAAGCAGTTTGCAATCGATAACTACGATACAATAAAGCTGATGACTCAATATGAAGGCGGGCAAAAGCTCGCCTCCATGTACTTTGAATCAACAGGTAAAATTATGAAAGATCCTCAACGGCTAATTAGAAAATTAGTTGCTGATGGTATTTTTACTCGTTTTAAACTAGAAGGCGAAACTATACAAGCATGATTTTATTTACAGCAGATTGGCACTTAAAACTGGGGCAGAAAAATGTTCCAGTTGAATGGGCTAAGAAAAGGTACAAATCTTTTTTCAAGCAAATCAATGGGCTAGAGAAAGAGTGTAATATGCATATAATCGGAGGCGATCTTTTTGATCGTCTTCCGACCATGGAGGAGTTAGAATTATATTTTTCTTTTATCCGAAGTGTAAGTATTCCTACTCTGATTTTTGACGGCAACCATGAAGCTACAAAAAAGAACAGAACTTTCTTTACACAGCTAAAGCAAGTTAGTAGAGATATAAATCCCTTAATTCATGTTGTGGACTTTTCTTACGTTGATGAAGATAAGGGTTTTGGCGTATTACCTTATGCAGACTTACACAAGTCTGATAGTATAGAAGCATTTGACACTTCTAAACCTCTTTTTACTCATGTAAGAGGAGAAATACCTCCTCATGTAAAACCAGAAGTTGACTTAGATAGATTTGAAAATTTTCCTGTAGTTTTTGCAGGAGATTTACATGCACATAGTAATACACAAAGAAATATAGTATACCCAGGTAGTCCAATGACTACTTCTTTTCACCGCAATGAGGTTAAGACAGGGTACTTACTCATAAATGATAAAAACTGGACTTGGATGTGGGATAGGTTTGATCTCCCCCAGCTTCTTAGAAAGACTGTAAGTAGTCCAGATGAGATGATTCCAAGCACATATCATCACACAATTTATGAGTTGGAAGGCGATATTCAAGACCTTTCAAAAGTAAAAAATTCAGAGTTGTTAGACAAGAAAGTAGTAAAACGTAGTACTGAAGCAACTCTAGTGCTTGACAAAGAAATGACAGTGAGCGAAGAACTAGCAGAGTATCTAGAATACATACTAGAACTTCCAGAAGAAAAAATATACAGTATCATAGGAACATTTAATGATTACTCTAAAACAGCTACAGTGGAATAACTGTTTTAGCTATGGTTCTGACAATGAGTTAATTTTAGACGATAATACTGTAACTCAGATTATTGGAACAAATGGCACAGGCAAGTCGTCTATACCTTTAATTATAGAGGAAGCTCTATACAATAAAAACTCAAAAGGAATCAAAAAAGCAGAAATTCCTAATAGATATATTGGTAAGGGTTATAATATTAAATTAACCTTTACAAAAGATGATGATGTTTATGTAGTAAGTATTGACAGAAAAACAAGTATAAAAGTAAAACTTGAAAAGAATGGAGAAGATATCTCCAGTCATACAGCTACAAATACATATAAAACTATTCAAGAGATAATAGGAGTAGATTTTAAAACTTTTTCTCAGTTAGTATATCAAAGTACAAATGCAAGTCTACAATTTTTGACTGCAACAGACACAAATAGAAAAAAGTTTTTAATCGACTTATTACACCTTGAAAACTATGTAGAATTATTTGATATTTTTAAGGAAGCAGCCAGAGTAATCTCTATAGAAATCAATGGGATTCAAGCAAAGCTTGATACCGTAGAAAAATGGTTGTCAGATAACAAGTTGAGTGATACTAACATACTTCCCATGTTAGATTTACCAATTTCATCGGATGAGACTGAGAAAGAATTCCGTCAGTTATCGAAAGAACTTGAAAATATTTCAGAAAAAAATAAAAAAATTTCAAAAAATAATCAACTTCTTAGCTTACTAAATCAAATTGATTTACAAGCAGCACAAAGTTGTAAAATAGTTGAAAAAGTTTCTTACGACGATTTACAAGCGTACGTAGGAGAGTATAAGCAAGTCGTAGCGGGGTCTCAACACCTTTTAGCAAAGCTAGAAAAATTAGGAGATACTTGCCCTACTTGTGAACAATCAGTAGACCCAACATTTAAAAGGTCACTCGTAGCTGAGGAAACACAAAAAGCTACAGAAGCGGAGAGCGAAATTGCAAAAATTGAGGAAAAAATTAGACGAATTAAGAATGACAATCGTGAATTCGAGCGTAGTCAAAAAATCCAAAATGATTGGACGGACTTATATCGCAGCGTTGACCGAAGTTTACCAGCGGTACAACTGGACAAGAACCAGCTTGAAGAAAGGTTGGCAAGCGTTCGAACTGAGCTACTTCAACGAAAGGAGCAGTTGGAGAGCACAGCAAAGGAAAATCAAAGAAGGACAAAGCACAACACCCGAATCCAAGTAATTCAAGAACAGACTGACAGTTTTTTGAAAGAACTGGCAGAGTTTCAAGATGTTCTTGCAAAACAGGATGCCTTGCTGTCCAATCTGGAGATACTTAAAAAGTCTTTCAGTACAAATGGACTTCTTGCCTATAAGATCGAAAATCTTGTAAAAGAGTTAGAAGAATTGGCGAACACCTATCTAGCGGAGCTTTCCGATGGAAGGTTTACTCTTGAATTTGTAGTGTCTAACGATAAGTTAAATGTGCAGGTTGAAGATGATGGCAAAATAGTAGATATTCTCGCACTTTCTTCTGGAGAGTTAGCTAGAGTAAATACGGCTACTTTGATTGCTATAAGAAAGCTGATGAGCAGTATTTCAAAGTCTCGACTCAACATACTTTTCTTAGATGAAGTCATTGCAGTATTAGATGACACAGGGCGTGAGAAGCTAGTAGAAGTTCTTTTAAATGAGGATTTAAATACTTACATAGTTTCACACGGTTGGACTCACCCACTACTCGATAAAAAAGAAGTAGTAAAAAAAGAAAATATAAGTAGGTTAGAATGAATGTTATAAAAGAGCATATGACAAAGTATCTGGAAGGACAGATTGCAAAACACACAATCAATGCACAGGTTTTTATGAAAAACCCAGTAGGTGTAGCAGAGCACCCCGATACGATGGCAACAATAGAAGAAGAACTAGGAAAGATAGCGGAGTTCCAAGACAAGCTAAATGCCTTGAATCAAATAGGTTACGACTACCCAGACCCGCGGTCACAAAGCGAATATCTCGATAAATGGCAGAAGTCTGAATGGTAGACAGCAGGGCCAAAGGAGCCAGAGGCGAGTATTTAGTAAGAGACCTACTTCGAGAATCTACAAACCTTCAATTTGAACGAGTACCCATGTCAGGTGCACTAGAGTATCTGAAAGGGGATTTGTACGTTCCGAACGAAAAGAATTTATATTGTATTGAAGTAAAGAACTACGCTGAAACTCCTTTGACGGATAAAATACTTACGCAGAAGAAGACTAATAATCTATCTCGCTGGTGGAAGAAAATTGTACAGCAAGCAAAAAGTGGTAATCAACAGCCTCTTTTATTTTTTAAGTATAATCGTTCTAAAATATATGTTACTGTAGGCACACAGCCAAAAAATACAGAATATATTTATATTAGTGACTTAGATTGTTACGTCTCTCTTGCAGAAACTTGGTTAACTAACGAAGAAATAAGGTTTATAAATGGCATTTAGTTTCAATTCTCAGAAAAAAGAAGGAACAATGATAGTTGATGCCCTCAACTTAGCATTTAGATGGAAACATCAGGGCAGAACAGATTTTAGGTATGAGTATGAAAAGACAGTACATAGTCTTGCAGACTCATATAAGTGTGGAGATGTAATTATCACCGCAGATGGTGGTTCTTCTAGTTATCGTAAAGCAATACTTCCTGACTACAAACAGAATAGAAAGGATAAGTATGCAACTCAAACGGAAGAAGAAAAAATTGCGTTTGAAGAATTTTTTGAGGAGTATCAGGCAACTCTTGATATGTTAAGTCAGTTTATGCCTATACTACGATTCGATGGTGTAGAGGCAGATGACGTTGCCGCACATCTAGTAAAAAACAAAGATAAGTACGGTTTTGGTGAAATCTGGCTAATATCCAGTGACCGAGACTGGGACTTACTTATACAAGAAGGTGTAAGTAGGTTTTCTTATGTAAATAGAAAAGAAGTACGTATTCAAAACTGGTATGACCACTATGAAATAAGCCCAGAACAATATATCTCATTAAAATGCCTAACTGGAGATAAAGGAGATAATGTACCTGGGATTTCAGGCATCGGACCGAAGAGAGCCAAAGACCTTATCATCGCTTATGGTGATGCTATGAATATTTATGACTCTCTTCCAATATCCAGTAAATACAAGCACATCCAAGAGCTAAACGCCAGAGGAGAGCAAATTCTTAAAAACTATGAATTAATGGATCTAATGTCATATTGTGACGATGCTATTGGCTTAGCCAATATAGAACAGATTGAGGAGAGAATTGCGTGTTAGTAGATTACAAAAGGGATAAGTATTTATCCGAGTTTAGTCATAAAACTTTACAAGATAGATACTTAATTGACGGAGAAACTTCGCCTCAAGATGCATTTGCTCGGGCAGCAAAGGCATTTTCAGACAACGAGGCACACGCACAAAGGCTATACGACTATGCTAGTAAACTTTGGTTTATGTTTTCTACTCCTATACTTTCTAATGGTGGAACAACTCGTGGGTTGCCTATTAGTTGTTTTCTTAATTATGTTGAAGACAGCCGAACGGGAATCACGGATCATTACACAGAGAATGCTTTTCTTTCTAGTGTTGGCGGTGGCGTTGGTGGGTCTTGGTCGGCTGTTCGTTCAGTAGGTTCAAAAACATCAAACGGCTCCGAAAGTACTGGAGTAATACCGTTCATGAAAGTAGTAGACGCAGAAATGCTTGCATTTTCACAAGGAGTAACAAGGAGAGGTAGTTATGCTGCATATTTGGATATATCTCACCCAGAAGTGGAAGAGTTTCTCGATGTTAGAAAGCCCACAGGGGGTGATGTTAATAGAAAGTCTGTTAATTTGCATCATGGTGTTGTTGTTAGCGATGCCTTTATGGAACTTATAGAAAGGGCTACGAGAGAAGAGGGTTTTGATGACTCTTGGGACTTAATTGACCCACACACAGGTAAAATTACTAAAACAGTATCTGCTAAAACTTTATGGGTAAAACTCATACAAAATCGTGTAGAAACTGGAGAACCTTACATTATGTTCGGAGATACAGTTCAAAATGCTTTACCCGACTGTCAAAAAGATAAAGGACTAGAAGTAAATCATTCTAATTTATGCTCGGAGATCACATTAGCAACTGATGAAAACAGAACAGCAGTATGTTGCCTATCAAGTGTAAATCTTGAAGAGTACGACGAGTGGCGAAATGATGAAAATTTTATTCCTGACTTAATTCGTATGCTAGACAATGTTATCTCTTACTTTGTAGAGAATGCACCGCCAGAACTGGCTAGAGCGGTTTATAGTGCAAGAAACGAAAGAAGTCTTGGATTAGGTGCAATGGGTTTTCATGCTTATTTACAAAGAAATAATATACCGTTTGAAAGTGCAATGGCAAAAGGTGCAAACATGAAGATGTTTCAGCACATAAAATCGGAGGCATTAAATGCTACAAAAACTTTGGCAATGGAGCGTGGTGAAGCCCCTGATGCTGCTGGGTATGGGGTTAGAAATGTTCATTTATTGGCTGTGGCTCCCAATGCTAGTAGCTCTATTATTTGTGGCAATACTTCTCCTAGTATCGAGCCATACAGGGCTAATGCATTTACGCAAAAAACTAAATCGGGATCATCTCTTTTAAAGAATGAATACTTAGAACACGCCCTGCAAGAGTTAGGGGAGGACAATGAAGAAGTCTGGAAAAGTATTATTACGAACAACGGTTCTATTCAGCATCTTGATTTTTTGGATGATTGGACTAAAGATGTCTTTAAAACCGCTGTAGAAATAGATCAAAGGTGGGTAATAGAAATGGCAGCAGATAGACAAGAGCAAATATGCCAAAGTCAGTCTCTAAATATTTTCTTTCCTGCGAATGTTTCAAAACAAGAACTACATGCTATACATATGATGGCATGGAAACGAAAAGTAAAAACTCTATACTATCTACGTAGCGAAGCTATTAAAAGAGCAGAAACAGTATCAGATGAAGCGTTACGCCAGTATATATTTGATAGTATCGACGATGAAGGGTGTTTAGCTTGTGAGGGCTAAGCTATGGAAATTGTGGGCTATGTCTTTGGGCGAAAAAGCGTCCGAAGACTCCCAAGAGGCAGATTTAGTAGCAATTATAAGAACCGTAGTTGTATTAGTTAATTTTATAACTTGTTTCTTTATAATGTCAGGAGTGGTACACCACTGGTAGAGGAATTGGATGAGTTTATTAGTAGAAAGAGAATATTATAAGCCTTTTAACTATCCCTGGGCTTTTGAACATTACAAGACTCAACAGCATATGCATTGGCTTCCCGATGAAGTTAATCTTGCTGATGATTTGCGTGATTATAGGGATAGACTAACACCTGAGAATAAAAAACTTATAAGTCAAATCTTTAGGTTTTTTACTCAAGCAGATGTAGATGTTTGTTGTGGGTATGCAAAGCATTACTTACCTACTTTCAAACAACCTGAAGTACGCATGATGCTTTCAGCTTTTGCAGCAATGGAGGCTGTGCATCAGGAAGCATATTCTTTGCTTTTGGAAACGCTAGGTTTTGGTGATGAAGAATATCAAAAATTCTTTGAACATAAGGAAATGTTAGCAAAACATGAGCACTTGAATAATTTTGGTATGGAAAGTCCAATGGATATCGCAAAGACGATGGCTATCTATTCAGCATTTACCGAAGGGGTACAGCTATTTAGTAGTTTTGCTATCTTGCTTAACTTTCCTCGCCACAACCTTATGAAAGGTATGGGTCAAATTGTTACATGGTCTGTTCGTGATGAAACATTGCACGTTGAGGGAATGTCACAATTATTTCGTACTTTCATAAAAGAAAATCCAGATTTATGGACTGATGATCTAAAGTATGAGATCTATTGTGCAGCAGAACGCACCGTAGAACTAGAAGATGCTTTTATTGATTTGTGTTTTGAAAACGCGGAAGTACCTGATCTAACACCAGAGGAAATAAAAGAGTATATTCGTTATATTGCAGATAGAAGACTATTAGGTCTTGGAATGAAAAAAATATTTGGGAGTGAGCAAAACCCTTTACCATGGTTAGATTATATGTTAAATGGTGTTGAGCACACTAATTTCTTTGAAAATCGCGCAACGGAATATTCTCGCGCAAGCACAACAGGAAACTGGCAGGACATATTTAAATGAAATTTGAATTTAGCGTAGATGAAATCAATATTATTCTACAAGGTTTAGCGGAACTTCCCGCTAAACACAGTATGAATATTATTGCAAGAATCCAAGAGGATGCAGCAAAACAAATGCAGCCCGAAATCAATACGGAGGATAAAGACGTATGAGTCGAGTTATAAAACTCTTCATATTAGCAAGTTTAATAGGCTTTTCAGGACCGAGCCTTTCCAATGAATATCTAGAAGAGATTGTGGTAGTTGCAGAAAAACGTGACGAAAATCTAAAAGATATATCACAAGCTGTAACAGTTCTCTTGGGGGAAGAGTTACGTCAGAAAAACATAAACACTTTTGTTGATCTGAGTGCTATAGCTCCAGGGGTAACTGTTACAAAAAATGAAGGCTATAAAACAATTATATCAATTCGAGGAATTGGGAATGAAACCAATCAGAATGCAATAGCAGCTCCTTCAGTAGCTTATCATTTGGACGGGGTCTATGTAGCCTCCCCATTTGCGCTTCAGACAGACTTTATAGATGTCGAGCATATAGAAATACTGAGAGGGCCACAAGGCACGCTTTTTGGACAAAACTCTACAGGGGGTGTTATAAATGTAATTAGCCAAGCGCCAAGTGATGTATTCGGTATGAATGCAGATCTTACTGCTGGAGACTATAATCTTACAAAGTTTAGAGTTTCTTTAAATAGTCCAATATCAGAAAGTTTTTCCACACGAAACTCTGTATCAGTTACAAATAGAGATGGTTTTTCTACTAATTTACTCAACGGACAAGATTTGGACGACATGAGTTCGATTAGTGCTCGCACAGACTGGGAATACATGAAAGGTATCGCACGTTTGAGAGTATTTGGGCAATATTTTGATGCAGACAACAACGGTGCTGCAATGAAAGGCATAGATGACCAGACTCCAAATCCAAGAGAGCTAGTACAAGATACCGAAGCAAATTTTGAGTTAACATCAAAACTTGCAGCAGCTATACTTGAAATCGGACTAAGTAATTCAACCTTGAAAGCGATAGCAAGTTGGCAAAAAGACGATGTGTTGATAAAGCGAGACAATGATCGACATAACTTTGGAGATATTCATATTGGTGGTCTTTGGGCAGGTCTCCCGTATATTCGAGCAGAGTATGACCCAGAAACATCCATAGTCGAGACAAAGACTTTTGAAATCAACATACTTTCTGAAACTCCGTTATTTGGTAAACTAGATTGGACAGTTGGAGGATTTTATCTCGACCATGAGATAGAAAATCATATTCGTGAGTACAAAGATGTAAACAACGTATATGAAGTAGGTTTGGCTGATGGACAGTTTACTCCCTATGTACATAATCCTGAGTGCCCTGCATGCTTTGCAATCTACGGAGCCGAAGTAGGATTTATTTCAGATGCATTTCCTACTAGAGAGTCGTATTCAGCATATGCACAGACAACTTTGCACATAACTGACACTCTCCGTCTGATTACAGGAATTCGATATACTGATGATACAGTAGATAGTTTTGTATCCAACTTCTTTGGAATACCTGGACAGGTGTATAATCTCAATGAGAACCTGACAGAGACTACGGGAAGAGTTGCAGTAGAGTGGGATGTAAGTGATGGGACGATGACCTACCTCTCTGTGACAAAAGGGTTTAAGCCAGGGGGCAGTAACCTTACATTTGGTTTCGATAATGACAATGCTCCTGTAATGGTTTTTCCAATTTTTGAAAATGAAGAGATCATGGCATATGAGTTAGGTTTGAAAATGGCTGGCGAGTACACAAGACTCAATATAGCAATTTTTTACTATGATTATGAAAACTTACAGTTTCAAGCTACTGACCCTGATATCTACCGAGGAGGAGTGGCAAATATACCCGAAGTCGAAGTAAAAGGAGGTGAGCTAGAACTTACTCAACTTCTTACGGATTCTTTGACTTTTGACCTTAAAGTATCATTTTTAGAGTCAAATATCAAATCCTCTTACGAAGCCTTGGATAATGTAAAAGCAGAACCATACTTTTTTGGGCAAGAAGCAATAAGATATGGACTACGAGAAAACATACAAGGGAATGACTTGGCTAAAACACCAAACATGACTGCGAACGCAAGTTTGAAGTATGAAAAGTTTTTTGATTCTGGGTTATTTACAGGAATTTTAGAATATGTCCATAGAGGAGAGTTTCAGCAGAGAGTAATAAACAACCCGACTGTTGACACAGTTCCAAGTTACAATATAGTTAATTTATTGCTTAGTTATGACTTAGCTAATGAGAAATTAGGGTTTGACTTAATGGCTTATAATTTAACTGATGAAGTGGGTGTAAACTCACGTATGACTGATGTATTCGGAGTGAGTGCAACAGGCATAGAATTGATTCCTCCTAAACAAATTATGGGAAGAATTAGATATACTTTTTAATGAAAGGGGCGAAAGCCCCTTTTTTATTGAGGACAAACTTCAACTGTACCAAATCCAATAACGCTTGGATTAGCTGCATTTACACAGTTTACACCTGGAACCCAGATTTGATTATCGTCATCGTTAGTAGTATTTAAATTATTTATTATTTTTAGTAAGTAATTATCAATATTACTAAAATTACTTGAATAATCAGGGGTTGCGGGGTTTATATACTCCATGCTGCCTAATCCAAGATTCATCATATTATTTGAATTAGACCCCATCAAAGTATACAACTCTGAGGTATTTGCTTGTTCTGCTGTTATTTGTGCGAGAGAAGTATCTCGATTATATCTAGCCATTGCTTTAGTAGAATCATTAGATAACCACATTGCACCTAACGAAGATACTGGGCCAGACAGTACAGACGCCCACTTTAAGGCTGCTGACTGTTGAGCTTGAGGAACTATAGGAGTTTGATTTGTCATAGCGAGAGCCATAACCGCGGCAGTTGCTGCCTCGTTGCCTTCTCCTGCAATTCTGCTTAGAGCGTTATATCTTGCCTCTTGAACCTTTGCCTGCGCTAGAGCTGCTCTTTCCATTGCTTCGTAATACTCAGTAGTGGACGTACTCGCACAGGCTCCAAGGCTGAGGGCAATTAACCCCGTAGCCAATAGTTTTTTCATATCATATTTCCTCCTTTAGGAATTGGGCTAAGCCCTATAATGTTGGTCGAGTATCAGGAAAGTCTGAAGTACTCGGCCAGTCTCTTAATTTTACTCGATAGGCAGCTATCTCTGTTTTCTTTGGGTGATCTGTAAGAAGGGATAAAAGATCCGTTCTGTATAATTCTGAGTCTCTCCATATTCTAGCTTTCTGGTTAGTTGCTTCTGTTAGCTCTTCAGAACTAGGTGTAGGAGTTACATCTTCATGCGAGTATCCTTGACTTGTAGGGTAAGCTTCCTGTGCAAAAGCCATAGAACCAGATATAGTATTACTTACACCATCTTTTGTTATTTTAATATCTGCCATATTATGCTCCTAAACTCACTGGAAAAATAAGAACAATACCTCTTCCTCCAGGAC